TATATAACATATACATATCTTGTGCATCTTCAAACATCATAATATTTAGTTTAGTTAATTAGAATTAAAAATAGCAATGGTAGAACCTTTTATTATACTACATTTCTGGTGTCTTTACACCCAGTCCCTTGTGCACAGAGACATTGCTATTCATTGGTACTCTCACAAGGTTGCAACCCTTGAATTATAAGTAACATTTCCACGTTCTTATAAGAAGACCCGCACAAGGCTAATGTCTAATCTGCTTGGATGAGAGTATTATAATCCCACAAGAAATTAATCTTGCGGGAATATATATTATACTAACTCTGACTTATAACTATTACTAAGGAATAGTAGATCATCTATAGAGAGAGTATTAAGATAATCTGCATAGGCAGCTTTATCTAATTTCTTGTTTGATGCTTTAGAAGCATCTTTAATAATCTGTGAAATTAACTGAAAAATCATAACTGTAAGGTTTTATTGCAATCATAGTAACAGTATCAAGCCCTGTTATTTGGCTGTATATATAAAAATTTATAAATTCCGGAAATGCTTATTATGTTTCTCTAACTATAGAGAGAAGTAATACTAATAGAGATAGTAATAGAGAAAGCTATTTAGCTATATAAAAGAATAGTATGTAAGGCTAAGGCCGGATAAAGGCCGTAGATATTAGAGTATAGAAGGAGGAAGAGGTTGTTAGTCCTATTATCTCACACTCTTTTCCTAACATTTATTAATCTTTTCTACAAGAATTACCGTGATTTACTAAATACCTCTTTTTGTAACTACCTGAGTATCAATACCAAAGTCTACTTGTTACACCGCGTGGTAAGAATAATTATTTTACCGTGCCCTGTCCCTGATATAAAAGATAGTTTATATAAAAAAGAGTAACAAGGTTTCCCCTGTTACTCTTTCTCAGCATTACTTAATTACTGCTACATCTGCAAGACTGAAAGTATGTAATACTTTACGCTCACCAATAGTATGAATTAAATTACCTTTAATCTCTACTCCATCTTCTGTAACTCCGTCAATATAACTTACTTGTAGCAAGTTTACATTTTCAGCATTAATTACTTGTCCTACTTTCTTGGCAAGCATTGCCGTTAAAGTACCACCAAAAGATACATAAGCACCACCACTTTTGCTTTCACAAATTTCTAATGTTACTGCTTTGTTCTCATTCATAAAATCTAGTAAGCTAACTGTGTTTGAAAAATTCATAATAATAAAATTTAAATGGTTAATAATCAAAATAAGTAAAAAGAAGTTAACTAAAGCTCCGAAGGAATATAAAATAAACCTACTACACACTTTGGCATAGTAGGTTTAAAATAAGTTAAGGTATATAGTTTACTTACACGTCTGTAAGTATGGCCCTAATATCAGTAATGCATTACCTTTATTATTACTAGCCACCCAGCTAAGGTGCGCTACTTTAACCTGTACCATTTGGATATAAAGCAAAACAAGTAATAAGAAGTTGACTAAAGCTCTGAAAGAATATAAAAATAAAAAAGGGGATTACTCCCCTATTAGTTCCATAGTAAAACTTGTACTAAAACCTGTACAATATTCACAAACTTGTTTAATATCAAAATATGTTTTTGCTAATTTCCAATCAATTTCTGAAGGTGTAACTGTACCTCTGTATCTGAATCCATGTTTATCTTCTTCTTCAGGGTCATAAGCATAAAAGTCCATTATATTTATTTCAGGATTTATTCTGTCTTTAATCATTGTTAATACAAAGTTTACTGTGTCTTTATCAAGTTTGTTCATAATATATAGTTTAAGGTTACTGTAAGTAAAAAGAAGTTTAAGCGTAGTAAAAAATAGAGCCTAAGCTCTATTTATATCTAGCATTAAATTGTGCTTGAGTTACAAATGCAGATGGTATGCTTTCATTAAAGGCAATCTCATCCACAAACTCTTTGTTCTTAGGATTAAGAATAGTCTCACTGTATGCATCACACTTGCAATGGCAATTCTTAGCTGAGCCACAGCTCGACAGTACTAATACTAATAATGTGATGATAATAATCATCGTTGATAGGCAGAACATACCTACGCTTGCTTGTCTTTTCATAATAAATAGTTTAAAGTTTAAATAAGTATAAAGAAGTTGTTTAAACTAAGACTCAGAATTTCTCCTGAATCTTAGTTGCATTCATCTGCATATATAACTTAATATATAATGCATCTAACTTGTCTGAATCTACCATACCTTTCACAGCATATAATGCTGATAACATAGTTGTGTATTCATTCCAAGTTAAGGTTAATGTAGTTGTTTCCATAGTAAATGTATTAAGGTTAGAATAAGTATAAAGAAGTTTTAAAAAAAAGAGAGGACATAAATCCTCTCTAATTGTGAGTGCTAACTCTCTTGTGGTATTACGGTCCAAAGCAATAAGGAACCAACCCTTTGGTATACATAGGTAAGCTTCAATTGGTCTACTTACTAGTCAAGAAAAGTATAAAGAAGTTTAAAAAAAAAAGAGAAAACCCCGCAGTTACTACATGCACTTAATTTTAGATGTGGTATATATTAGTTGTGCACACCACTTATCATGTTGGGATTTTCTCAAGATAAGTAAAAAGAAGTTTAAGTATAAAGAAAGGAGCCTAAGCTCCTTTAATTCTAAGTATTCTGTGTCTAATGAATCCATTAGGCAACACAGACTCTTCAGCCTTAATTAATACACCTGTGGTAATCCAAGTGTTTAGCAATTTCTGCATAAACACGGAAGAACAAATCCTATCATCATTAAGACTCTTTTCTGTTCTTAACATTGGATCTTCCAACATTATGGTAATTTTTACATCAGTTCTCATAAGAAATAATTTAAAGGTTAAGAGAAGTAAAAAGAAGTTCTTTATTATAAAAAAGAAAGAGCCATTACAGCTCTCTCTCTTAAACCTTTAAGCATTAGGATTTATGGCCCATTGCTTAACTGTTATAATTCCGTTAATAACAACATATACTATCATGGCAAATAATTTAAAGATTAAAGTAAGTATAAAGAAGTTCTTTAAAAAACAAAGAGGCCTAAGCCTCCTTATATTACTCTCCTGTTTTATAACTTGCATAAGTCATAACAACACAGAAAGATACCCAGATAATATTACCAATAGCAATGTACATAATAAATAATTTAAAGATTAAAGAAAGTAATAAGAAGTTATAAGAAGAAAAGAACTACCAAGGTAGTTCTTCTTTAGCTTTGGAGAAGAAGCCTTGAGCTATCAATTCTTCTAGTCTAACTATGTGGTATACTAACTCCTCATAGGTGTGCATACGCAGTTCTTCCTCTCTTGTGAGTATCTCACGTAAGTCATTGTCTAGTCCTTCTTGCATTGTAAATAATTTAATTGGTTAAGATAAGTAATAAGAAGTTCTATAAAAAAGAAAGAGCCTAAGCTCTTTCTATGTGGCATACTAACTTATCAGAGCTAAAAGAAGAAGAGATACTACCTTAGTATTATAGTCTTTTATTTCTTCCTCATAAGTCTCCTCATAGTAGTGCATTTCTTCCGCCTTATAGTAGCACTGCCAACAATTTGCCTCTGCTTGGTTCTCATCAGCTAACCAATGATACCCTGTGTCTCCACATGTACATACATCATTCATAGTAAATAATTTAAAGATTAGAAAAAGTAGTAAGAAGTTACAAAAACTTTCTCTGGAGGAAAAAAAAGTAGAAAATGTTTTTACACACAGTAACTGCCTGCCTAGACAACAGGGGGGTGGCCTTCAGCTGCAGCTAGGGGGGGATGCTGCTGCATAAGACCCTCCTCCTGGTAACATATACTAAGAAAATAAAACCTCCTAATCTTTTGTCCAGTTTTTGGTGCAAGAAACTTGACATTCTGGGGGGGACATCTGTGGCAAGAAGTGCCCGGGGGGTCTGGCTATTCTAAGGTACCTATAACAGTTCACCTTACTCTAAAGGATAGGTATAGTGAGTATACTTTTATATAGGATTGTTTGTCACAAATTTAATTAGTATTTGTTACAGATTGTGTCTCAAGTATTTACTATATTTGCGACATAAGTTGTCACAGTTATTTAAAGATATGTGACAGAATTTTCCACTATAATCGGAATATAACCGCTTTAATGATGGAAATTTTCCACTATAATGTAACATATAAGTTACAAAATAGTATAGTTTTGTAAACTATATTACACATTATAAGGTTATAGCCTTACAGAAATCCAATGCTGTAAGGTTATATCCTTAATTATATATAAATTTGTAGTATGGCATATCTAAATTCAAACATTCCTACTATAACTTGTTTTATAAGAAATGAATTTTTGTTTAATCATGAACAGGGTCATGAGGAATATACACTAGCTGATGTACACTCAGTAGCATCTATACAAAAGAGAGCTCCTTTATTTGAAGCATTCTTAGAGAATGGAGTTAATTGGACAAGAAGACCAATACATGCTTTTTGTTGGAAAAAAGATGCTGAGGTATTACCACTTACAGAACATGTATACTGGGATTGTTTTTCTTCTTATGTAGATGTGCAAGTAAGAGAAAGAATGTTTGGCTTACGGGCAGATTTAATTTCTATAACAAAAGTTAAAAGACAAGGAACATATATGTTTACTCTTGACTGGTCACATGAAAATAGAAATATGTTAGATACTAACTTTTCTGAAACACCGGAACATAAATGTGGTCATGTATTTAAAATGGATAATGGTAATTACTTTATATATCCTAACAACAGAATAATTTGGTCAGATAAAGCATGGACATATAACAGGATAGAAAGTAATCCGGGATATAAAATTGACATGACTATATACTCAGTAGAAAATGATAATAGATATGAAACTGATTATAGTTATATGACAGAATTCAAGGAAGACTTACCAAAATAATAGATGTTTGTATAAGTAAATTATATTTAGTATATTATATTATGAAGAAAGTTGATATGGGTAAGTATATCTTACTTATAGGTAATGATGCTACTGAAGTCTTTGACTACTATAAAGTAGAAGAGATGCACGGGCTAAATAAAGCTGATGCCCAAGCTGAAGAAGTAGATATGACTAAAGGTAATGGAGTTTACATATATGGATTAACTAATTATGATCCAGCAGATAAAAAGTTAACTGCTAAAGATCCATATAAACCATTCTTGTTTTTAAACATGGGTACTTTTAAAAAGTATAATGTTACAGAAAAAGCCACAGCTGTTATGCATGAAACTATGCACATGAGTATCTTACTAAACAACTGGAATATAAAAGATAAAGAAGAAGAGGTAATAACTTATGCTGAAGATGAGGCAAACAAGATTATTGAAAAACTAAAGAGTACTAAAATAGAAGCACCCAAGAAAGGGTTCTTCTCTAGAAAATAAAACTATGAACATACCTAAAAGACTTACTAAAAGAACCAGAGAAGTTGTAAAAACAGATGGTGGAAAAAACATACAAATTTCTTCTTATAATAGACTTACAAAAAAAGGTGTAAGTAAAGAAAAAGATATTACATATAAAACTAAAGAAACACCTAGAAGTAAATTTATAGAAAAACAAGTTGTAAAAAGAAATGCAGATGGAGATTGGACATCACAAAAAGAAACTAAAAAGTTAGTAAAAGGTGGTAAAAAAGTTAGATCTGATGTACAATATGAAACTTATAAAAAAGGTGGAGTAATTAAAAAGAAAAAGTAATGCCAAAAGATGCATGTTATTCTAAAGTAAAAGCACAGTACGCTGTGTTCCCTTCAGCAAGGGCTTCTCAAGCTATTGCAAAATGTAGGAAAGGTTCTGGCACTGTTAGAAAAACTAAAGCTGGATCAGATCTTAAAAGATGGCAAGCAGAAAAATGGCAAGATACTAAATCAGGAAAAGCTTGTGGTGCTGGTGGTAAAAATGAATACTGTAGACCTACCAAAAGAGTATCTAAAGCTACACCTAAAACTAAAAGTGAAATAACACCCTCTAAGTTAGCTGCTAAAAAAGCAGAAAAATCTAGAGTAGGTATGGGTAATAAAGTTAAAAAAGTATAATCATGGCAAAGACAGCAGCTTGGACCAGAAAAGAAGGTAAAGATCCTAAAGGAGGATTGAATGCTAAAGGAGTAGCTTCTTATAGAGCAGCTAATCCTGGTAGTAAACTTCAGACAGCAGTAACAACTAAACCATCTAAATTAAAAGCTGGAAGTAAAGATGCTAAAAGAAGAAAGAGCTTTTGCGCAAGAATGTCTGGTATGCCAGGACCTGCAAAAAAACCAAATGGTGAACCAACAAGAAAGACTCTTGCATTAAGAAAATGGAACTGCTAACAATAAAACCAGAACTAAATATACTATCTATAGAAGAAGAAAAAGATTTATTAGATAAGTTATTAAATAAACAAGGTACAAGATCAAACAGCAGAACTTTATTAAGATATGGAAACTCAGTTTATGGTAATGATAAACTAGATCCTATTCCAGAATATTTATTAGAGTTAATTAATAAGTTAATTGATAGAAAAGTATTAGATAGTTTTCCAGAAGATGTAACTATAAATACTTATTATCCAGGAGACAGTATACCAGCACACATAGATAAGATAGATGCAGGACCTGTAATAACTATATTAAGTTTACTGTCTGAAGCAAAACTTACTTTAACTTACGGATTAAAAAAACAAATTATATTATTACCTTCCAGATCTATTATACAACTTAAAGGAGTATATAGAACACACTGGAAACACAGCATAGAAAAATTAAAAGAAAAAAGAATATCAGTAGTATTTAGACAAACCGGTAAATAAAAAGTTATGGCAAAGATTAAAGAAAGTGGAATGACCACTAAAGTAAATAAGAATATCTCTAGACCAGGAATACATGCTAAGAGTGGAACCTCTCAGTTGAAGTCTTCAAAAAAATATAAAAAATTATATCGCGGCCAAGGAAAATAATTATATATTTGTACAAACCAAATAAATAGTTATGGAAGAAAATGTTATAATTAAAGAAACTAAGATCTACAAGTTTGGAGAAATCTTAGTAGGTTTAGATTCTGAAGATATTGAAGAATCAGTAGAAGTAGAAGTAAGAAAAAAGTTTGCAGAAATTGCAGAATTAGTATTAACTAACTATTCTACAGAAGATAGATCTCCAGTAAAGAGTTTAGTATTTGATCATACTATAGGAGAAATCCTTAATGCTCAAATGTGTGTAAGTAAATTATTAAAAACCAAAATATGAAACCGTTTAAAACCCTAAGAGGAAGAAGGATACTTATTGAAGTACCTGTTAAAAAAGAATCAGTAATTAAATTATCTGCTAAAGATGATGATGCTTTAATGTATGAAGCAATGAAGCAGTGGAATAGACTTACTATATATGCTATTGGTGATAAAGTAGAAGATGTTGTTGTTGGAGATGTTGTGTATATTGCAGTTAGTCAGTTAGAACATGCAGAAAAAGTTGACATTGACGGAAGTGTAAAGCTTATGTTGAATGAAATGGACATTGCAATAATCTGGTAAGTTATGGTAAATATATCTCATGATGATCATCCTACTTATAGTTCTACTATTACAAAAGTTTGGACTCTTGATAAACCAGATACAGATATTAAAGGAACACTTTGTGAAGATTGGAAAAATAGAGTAGTAGATCTTTCTGATCCAACAAGACCTGAGTACTATGGTGGCAAAGATAATATCTATGAAGTGTTTAATGTGCTGGAAGAGTGGGAGTTAGATAAAGATTTTTACTTAGGTAATGTAATTAAATATGTAGTAAGAGCTGGTAAAAAAAGTTCTAGTGTTAAGCAAGACTTAGAAAAAGCTTTAGTATATTTACAAAAAAGAATTGATACATTATGAAAATTGTAGCCATAGCAGTAGTATTAGTATTTGTAACTATCTTATGGTTACTAGCACACATAATGTATAAACCTATTTTTGATAAGGTAACACAAAACTTTATTATAGATAAAGCAGGAATGGAACTAGCTAATGTCTGTATAATGATAATGTTATTACTTACCTTTCTATTAGGTACATGGATTTGACTTAAGAGACTAGTGAGGCTATCCTTTTAAGTTAAACAGATCCCTAGTTGACGCTAGGGATTTTTTTATGTTATTAATTTTGTTATCTAAACTATTTTTTGTATATTATAGTATATAAATATTATAACTTATACAATCATGGACATTCTAAATTTTATATCTTGGATTAAAGGCGGTAGACAAGTAACTTCAGTAGATGCTACAAAAACATTATTACCAATTGGTCTTAAAGATGGTAGAAGAGATGATGACTATCTTGCTGGTGCAATAACTGCACAAGATTTTATTACACAAGTAGCAGGTGTTATACCACAAGGTGCACAAGGACCAATGGGTCCTCAAGGTGTTGCTGGTCCTGTAGGTCCTGCTGGTTTAAACTGGCAAGGTGCATGGTCTGCAGCAGGAACATATGTTATTGATGATGCAGTAGGTTATGGTGGAGCATCATGGTTCTGTATTGCAAATGTAGGTCCAACTGCAACTACACCAGATTCTGATCCTACTAAGTGGGCATTACTTGCATCTCAAGGTTCTCCTGGAGCACAGGGACCACAAGGTATTCAAGGACCACAAGGTCCAGCTGGATCAGGTGGTGGTGGAAGTCTTCCATTAGGAACTGGTATTGGTAATACTTTATATTGGACTGGTTCTCAATGGAATGCAAATTCTTCATTATCAAATAATAATGGTAGAGTTGGTATTGGTACAACTAATGTAGTTGGTCAAGCTCTTAAAATTGCACAAACTAATCCTGCTGGAGCTTCTGCAGGAATTAGAATAGATCAAGGTGTTGTAGGTTATGGAACAAGTTTTTTAATGACAAATCCAAATCCTAATCCAGTAAGTTTTCAAATGGGAACAAATGCACCAAATGTAAATCCAATTTTTGATAGTTCTGTTTTCTTTAATGTTGTTCAATCAAGATTAATGAAATTTTCTACTGCAGGAATTGAAAGATTACTTATTCAAGGCAATGGTCAAGTTACTGTAGGAGCTACACAAGCTTTATATGCAGATGCAAGTTTTATTATAAAAAATTCTAATATGGAATTAGAAGAACCTGATGGAGGTATTATTCTTACTTCAGGTGGTGGTTTTAGATTTAGACTTACTGTAAATGATTTAGGAAATTTAATTATTTTACCTGCATAATAATTTAAAACACATATACAATGTTAAATAACTTATCAAATTTTTGGAATATCATCACAGGAAGGATGATAAAAAAACTAGCTGAACCAAGTGACTTAATACCTTTAGGTACAAGAGACAGTAGGTATGGTGGTAATTATAAACCTACTGCTATTTCTTTTGAAGACTTATTAATTCAAATTACTCCAGCTCCAGAAATTATTACTGATATAAATACTCTTTTTGTATCACCAAATGGTTTAGATACAAATCCCGGTACTTTAGAAAATCCTTTAAAAACTCTAATAGCAGCTAAAAATTTATCTGCATCAGGTGATTTAGTATATGTATTACCAGGGACTTATATTTTTGATAATAGAGATTTAAAATATAATGCTACTGTAAACACAGAAGTTAATCTTTGGAAAACTGGAGTTAGTTATTATTTTTCTCCAGGAGCAATTATTAACATGTATAACATTACAGTTACAGGAGTAGAATTACATTTATTTAGACCAACAGGAGGAGTATATGATACTTGTAATGTATATGGTTCATTAGAATATAATCAATTTTCTCAAGGACCTGATACTTTTAACGGAGCAAGTCTTTTCTTTTACGGTGATGAAATAGGTACTAAATTAGGATATACATTTAATGCTACAGTTAAATCTATTATTTCTACTTGTAATCAGCCTGTATCAACTAGTAGAACAACTATTGATGGTGCTGCACAAAAAAGTATTTTTAATCTTACTGCTGATGAAGTATCAGTAAAATATGTTACAGGTCAAACAGGTGCTGGATGTGCAATACTGCTACGTGATATTGGATTTTTAGAAACTAATGTAAAAGTTAAAAAAATAAACAGCAATTTTGTAGGTTTTTATGCTAGAAATACTAATGCTTTAAATACAATAGTATTAGATGTTGATTATATGCAATGTGGTTTAGAATTAGTTTCAGTAGCTGGTGATGTATCTGCTAGAAGTACTTATAGAATTAAACAAGGATATTACAATAACTATACAAATGTTGCTGGAGCTGCTTTAGGAGTTTCAGGAACAAGTGCAGGTAATATTTCTTTAGAGGGAGATTTTTATGATGCAGTAGGTAATAATACTCGTCCTGTTATGGGATCTACAGCTACAGGTGTTGTAACAGTCAATTTTAGCGGAAATGTTTATACTAATAATATTTCAGGAGCAGGAAGACCAATTGTATTAGTAACTAATGCTAATACAATTTTTAAATTTTCAGGTACTATACATTACTTAGGTACAGTAGCTACAACAACAGCAATGGCTACGGCAACCAATGGTACTATTATAATGACAGGAACAGCAATTACAGGAAATATGGGAGGAGCAATGACTGCTACAACTAATGGTTCTGTAACATTTGAAGCATGTAGATTTAACTCTGCTGTAATAGGTTCTTGTATTTCTACTACAAGTTTTACAGTAGGTAATTGTTCAATTTCTAATTGTTTAATTACAGCATCTCACACAACTGCTTTAGCAACTGTTGGTAATTATACAATTGTTAATTCAGCAATTAAAAATGCAGGAGCGGGAGTAGGATTTATAAATGCAGGTGCAACAGGTTACTTAAGATTACTTGGGTCTACACTTGTTACAACAGCAGGTGGAGCATTAGCAGTAAATTATACAAGTACAGCTCCTGTAACAACAGCAAACTCTAATTCTAATTCTACTATTACTGCAACAACACTTAACGGAACAATCACTACATTATCAGGAATTAATATTATATAAAAATGGAAACTAATCAATCAAATGAAATTATAACTACAGTATTACCAGAATTTACATCAGTAGAAGAAGGTACAACATTTATGGAAACTTATGAGTATCCATGTGCTTTTTCAGTAGAAAATGTTTCATATACTTTTGAAGGAAATGATTTTATTCCTACAGATCCATTTGTAATCTGTACAACTGAAGTATTTATTACAGTGTATGGTTATGGTGATGAAACTACAACTCCTGGAGTTATATATGTACAAGACAATATTTTAAAGTATAATAAAATTATATATTCTTAATAAATTAATAAAAAATAAACAATGGATATTTTAAACTTTATAAGCTGGATCAAAGGTAGCCGTGTTGTTACAACAGTAGATCCTACACAAACTCTTTTACCTGTTGGTCTTAAGGACAATAGAAGAGATGATAGATACCTTGCAGGTGCAATTTCAGTAACAGACTTTATTACACAACTTAATATTCAACCTGATGTAACAGTAGTAGGTCTTTCTATCTGGGCAAATGGTTTTAGAGTTGTAGGTTGTATAGATGAAGATATTTTATTACCAGATAATGCAACCTTAGAGTATACAAGTCCCTTAACAATGTGTGCTGGTAGAACTTTAACTATTCCAGCAGGAACAACTTTAACAATAGTACCTTAATAATATTTAAAAATAATAATCATGAGCACAATAAATGTAGATATAGTAGACTATTCATCTAATTCATTTCAAAATGTAACAGTAGGAGGAGCTCCTATTAAAATGCGACCATTACAATATCAACTTAGAGTAGGTACACTTGTTACTCTTGCAACTAATACCGCTCAATATGAAACTTCATTTGGTATTAATAATTTAATTAATAGTACGGGTAATGGAAATACAGCATTTGGATTTCAAGTGTTACAATATAACACAACAGGTAATTCAAATGTAGGAGTAGGTTCAAGAGCATTAAATTTTAATAGCACAGGTAATGGAAATACAGCTGTAGGAGATAGTGCATTACAAACTACTAATGTTGGTTTAGGAAATAGTGCATTAGGTCAAAATGCTGGATATTATAACACGGCTGGAAGTGGTAATGTATTTGTTGGAAGTAGTTCTGGATTTGTAAATACTACAGGTAATTCAAACACATATGTTGGAACTGGAGCAGGTAATTCAATGACTACTGGAAATGGAAATATTTTTGTAGGAAGTAGCGCTGGATATAATCATATTAGTGGTGGCAATAATGTGTTTGTGGGTAATTCATCAACTGGAGCTACAAACACAGCTAGTGATTCTATTACCCTAGGTAACAGTTCTAATAATGTTTTAAGATGTGCAGTAACATCTATAACATCTCTTTCAGATGTAAGAGATAAAGAAGATGTTGTTGAATTAACAGCAGGTTTAGAATTTGTTAATGAACTTAACCCAGTATCTTTTGTATGGAATGACAGAGATGAAAATGGTAAGCATGGTGTAAAAGACTTTGGTTTTATTGCACAAGACTTAAAAGCTACTCAAGAAAAACATGATATGGCTGAAACATTAGGTTTAGTATATGAAGAAAACCCAGAGAAGTTAGAGGCAAGTTACGGAAAATTAATTCCTATTCTTGTTAAAGCTATTAAAGAATTGTCTTCTAAAGTAGAAGCATTAGAATCAAAAAAGAAATAATAATAACAATACTTAAAAAATAAATTATGCCAACACCAGCTTATTTAAACGTAGATATAATAAATCCATCAGGAACTACTGATGTTATAGTAAATGGAATTCAGTTAAAATCTTTAGCTGGAGGTCCAGGTACTGTAAATAAATATATTGGGACATCAGCGCCTGCATCATTAACAGCTAATGCCAATCTTATGGTTGGTAGTGGAGGAAGTGGTATTAGTACAGGAAATCGTAATACTGTATTAGGTTTGTTTAGCGGAGGCTCCATAACAACTGGTGATGATAATGTTGCAATAGGCACTGGAGTTTTGTCAGTTACTAATTTTGGTTCTGACAATATAGCAATAGGTAGAAATTCACTTGCACTGGTAACAAATCCGTTTGGTGAAGTAGCAATTGGTCATTTGGCTAATCAATTTTTTACAACTGCAACTGTTGGTCCTAATACAGCTGTTGGACATAGAGCGTTGTGGCAAAATTTAACAGGTGGAGAGAATACAGCATTAGGCGTTGAGGCAGGTGCTTATATTACAACAGGCTCAGGTAATACTTTTTTAGGATCATATACAGGTGCACTTGCCACTACCGGTACAAACAATATTTGTATTGGGCATGGTTCTACAACGCCTGCACCAACTACTAGTAATTCAATTACTTTAGGTAATATTTCTAATAATGTTTTAAGATGTGCTGTTACTTCTATAACATCATTGTCTGATTCTAGAGATAAGGAAGATGTTAAAGATTTAAGCACAGGTTTAGATTTTGTGAAATCTTTACGACCTGTAGAATTTACATGGAATGACAGAGATGAAGCTGGTAAACACGGTGTAGCTGATTTTGGATTCATTGCTCAAGACTTGAAGAAAGCACAAGAAGATGCTGAAAAAGCAGAAGTTCTTAAGTTAGTTTATGATGAGAATCCAGAGAAACTTGAAGCATCATACGGTAAACTTATTCCTATCCTTGTTAAGGCAATACAGGAATTATCTGCTGAGGTAACTTCATTGAAAAAGAAATAATAATAATAATAACAATACTTAAAAAATAAATTATGCCAATTATACCAGCAACTTTAAACGTAGATATAATAAATCCTTCAACAGGACCTAGCGTTACTGTAAACGGAATAATAGTAAGTTCTTATGCTGGTAGTAACTTCAACATAGGATCTCTTCAGACTGGAATGACTGTAGGAGCTAATAACAATACTTCCGTAGGTAGTAGTGCAGGTTCATCAATAACAACAGGTTATCAAAATACTGCAGTAGGTACAGGAGCGCTTCCTTCTTGTACAACAGGACATGATAATGTTGCTATTGGACCAAGTTCATTACAGAATCTTGTTACTGGAACAGATAATATAGCTATTGGAAGTTTTTCAGCATATTCACAAACTGGTAATTTTGATACAATTGCTATAGGAAGAGATGCATTAAGATTTTGTACAGATTATGCAAATATAGCAATCGGAACTAATTCACTCAGAACTCTAGTTACTGGATTTAATAATTGCGCAGTTGGCAGATATTCTTTTTCAAATACAACAAGCGGTTCAGGAAATACAGGTTTTGGTTTTCTATCTGGTCAAGCATTTGTTTCTGGAAGCAACAATACATTTATTGGATATTCTACAGGAGATGCAACACTTTTAAATGGAAGTAATAATACACTTATTGGATATGATGCAGAGCCATCAACATCTTCTACTAGTAATCAAATAACACTTGGTAATGCATCTATTACATCTTTAAGATGTGCAGTAACATCTATCACTTCATTATCTGATGCAAGAGACAAAAAAGAAATTACTGAACTACCTGTAGGTCTTGAATTTATAGAAGGTTTAAAACCAGTATCTTTTACATGGGATGATAGAGCAGAAGAAGGAAAACATGATGTTAAAGATTTTGGATTTATAGCACAAGATTTAAAGAAGTCTCAAGAAGATGCAGAATTATCTGATGTACTTAAATTAGTATACGAAGAGAATCCTGAAAAGTTAGAAGCTAGCTATGGTAAACTTATACCTATTTTAGTTAAAGCTATACAAGAGTTATCTGCTGAAGTTAAACAATTAAAAAATAAATAATGGATATTTTAAACTGGATATACTTAAAGACACATAATCTTATTAGGATAACTCCTAATGATCCTGCTACAGACTTAATTGTATTAGGTGCTGAAGTACCAACAAAAAGATCTGATAAATATCAAACATATGCTATGACAATAGCAGACTTTACTGCACAGTTAGGACCTGGTCCAGTAGGACCACAAGGACCACAAGGAGTGCAGGGTGTACAAGGTATTCAGGGTAATCAGGGAATTCAAGGTATACAAGGTAATACAGGTGCTCAAGGAACAGCAGGTAACTCTGTAACTATATTAGGATCTGTTGCAGATTTAGCAGCATTTTTAGTAGGTCCTGGTGCATCTCCTGGTGCTAATATAGGTGATGCATGGATATTACTTTCTGATGGAAGTTTAATGACATGGAATGGAACTATATGGTTTGATGCTGGTGATATTCAAGGACCTCCAGGAGCAACTGGTGCTACCGGTGCACAAGGAGTACAAGGTAACCAAGGAATACAAGGTGTGCAAGGAGTACAAGGAATACAAGGTCCTGCAGGATTACCAGGTTTATTTGCTCAAACTGCAGATAGTACACCTGTTACAGCTACTATAGTTGAATCTTCATTAATAGGAACTGGTGTTGGTACATTAACTGTTCCTGCAAATGGATTTTCTATTGGAGATAGTTTTACTGCATTTTTTGATGGAAGAATTAGTTGTGTTGGAACTGCAACTTTACATATTAAAGTTAAAACTTTAACAGGAGTTTTATTAGCTGATACAGGTATAATTGCAATGGATGCAGCTACAGATCATAATTGGAAATTAGATTTGCAATTTACAATAAGAACATTAGGAACAACAGGAGTAGCTTCTATATCTTCAGGAGGACTATTTGGATATGTTAAAAATTCAGGTAATAACTATGAAGGTTATGTATTAAGTACAGTTAACAATACAACTTTTAATACAACAATAAATAACACTTTGATAGTAACAGCTCAATGGAATACAACCAATGCTGGAAATTCAATATTTTCAAGAAACTTTACACTTACTAAAGTATATTAAACTAATTAAATAAGAAACTATGTCAATAGGAGATACTAAATCATACGGAAATAAAGGAAATAATTTCCCGTGGCAATTAAAAATGTTGCAAGGATTACAAGGTATCATTGATGCTTTAACAGTAGGAACTTGTTGTCCACCTGAAATAAGAAATACTAATATTGTTTCTGCTACAGGAATAGGTACTGTACCTGCTAATACATATAGTCTTTCTATAGCAAATGTTGGAAATGCAGCAGGATCAGTAGGTGGAGTTTCAGTACCAGCAGGAGTAGTAATTAACTATAATGCAGAACTAAACAATACTCTAACAGGAATAGCTTATAATGCAACAGGAACTACATTTTTAATTACTTATATATCTTAAGATGAGCACACAGATATTTACATCCCCGCAAGATAATTGTAAAGTTGATCATATTAAAGTAGCAACATTAGCTAGTAGTTTTGATACTAGTGATGGATTCTCTAATAATGATGACTGGGCTTTTATAGGTGGAGGATACAGTTGGATGTCTAATCCTACAGATTTTCCTACTACAGCATTAGGTGGTAATATATTAAATGTTCCAACAAGATTTCCATCTATGGCAATTATATTACCTGTAGATGTAGATGTAAATGATATTATAACTTTACAAGGAATAGCACTTGGAGCTGGAAATGGAGCCAATGCTTGTCAATTCTTAATAGGTGTATCATATGTAGATTGTAATGAGTTTGCAAATTCTAGAGAAAAAGTTAATGTATTTACATTAATACCTGCAGAATTATTTCCTCAAACACCAGCAGTTAATTTTACTACTTGTTTTTCTTTAGAAACAACAGGTGTAACATTACCAGCAGGTACACTATTATTTGTTGGAGTAAATTGCCCTACTTTTTATAATTCTTCTGCTAATTGTAATTTTTCATATACACTTGATATTACTAAATCTTGTGCACCAATACCAGTAATTACAAATGTAAGAATTCAAAACTGTTGTGAACAAGCAGTATTTGAAGTTATAAGTTTAAATACTCAAAACTTACCAGCATCAGGAACATTCTCAGATACAGAAGGTAACTGTTGGACAATTATAGGAATAACATCAGATCCTATAGATACTGTAAGATTTGTTGATACTCCATATGATGATTGTGCTGCATGTCTTATTGCTAATCCATGTCCGATGAATTTAACTGTAGTATCATGTTGTAGTGGTCAACCTGAATCATTTACAGGATCATTACCAGGAATTAATGTAGGTGATACATTTATAGATACTTATGGTTTCTGTTGGAATGTAACAGCAGAAACATCTGGTCCAATAACTGGAATAGTAATAGTTGATTCAATTACTGCAGGTTGTGAAGTTTGTATTACTACACCAGGAGCATGTCCTGATGTTTACAACTTAACAAGTTGTTGTGAAGTAAGAGTAAATTTATTTACAACACTTGATCTTCTTGGTTCTGGTGTAATTGGTGGAGATACATTTATGGATCAATATGGATATTGTTGGCAAATATCACCTACACCTCAGCCAGGTTTCACTGTTAATGCAGCATTTATTCAAGCAGTAACTAATTATGGTCCTGGTGCATGTCAAACATGTATTCTTGATTTAGATAATTGTAGAGTTCCTGTAATTTACAAAGTACAAAATTGTTGTTCTGGAATAATAGAATATGTTAGTTATACCTTTGGACTTGATGTAGATGCTGTTATTAGTATTTCAACTATAGTAACACCAGCTGAATTTACATGTTATACAGTTCTTGATTGGGATAATACAACTACTCCAACTATTACTATTGATACTTTTGATGGTGTATATGAAGATTGTAGAGAGTGTGGAAGCTGTCCTAATTTTTATATAGCATATGATTGTGCTGAGATATTAGAACCTCAAGTTGTCTATACTACTATTCTTGGACCACTACCATATTCATTTGTAACTAATGATGGTAATTGTTGGTATAGTGACGGTAAAATAACTTCAGGACCTGCAACTATTACAGTATCAAGAAAAACTAAAAATTGTGGAATATGTTCAACGGAAGGTTTTTATACTGCTGTAGCTTGTGATGGTGTATCACCAAATGAAGTTATATTTGTAGCTGATACTCAAGTAGGATTAGTTACAGTAGGTAATAATGGTAATTGTTATACTATAACAACTCCAACATCAGGACCTCAAACAATTACTTCTATTGGTGCTTATACTTCAGATTGTGGAACTTGCGTACCTTAATAAAAAATAAAAATGAAAACATTATTTACAAAATTAGTAACAGCATCAGGATATAGAGACATGAATCATTTTGTAGATAGTGCATTTCATCCACAGATGGCAGGAACATGTGCTGGTTTTAGTATTTTTTTTGCAGGACTTGCTTATTATTTTAATGCAGTGTTTGGAATTGTTTTACCAGTAGGTATTGGTATTATTATACTTTTTGCTCTTGAGTTTTATACAGGACTTAAAGCATCTAGAAAAGAAGGTAAACAATTTGATTCAGAACTTTTTGGTAAAGGTTGGTTTAAGCTTTTTGTGTATATGTTAATGATAGGAATATCTCATGCAATGGCAGAGAACATAATTATTAAACCTGTATTTGAAGTAAAGTTTAATATATATGAATGGCTACATTATGGTTTTTATAATTATATTATTATAAATTTGTTCTGGTCAAACTTAGAAAACTTTAAAAGACTAGGTTGGACAGAATACATACCTTTGCTAAAAGAATTATCAAAGCATATTAAAGATGAACCAATAAAAATAACAAAAAATGAAAGACAAAACCCTTAAAGAAAGATGGAGTTCAAAGACTCCTAAGTTTTGGAAAAGAGTCCAAAGATGGGCTATTATTACAGGAACTGTGGCAGGTATTATTATTGCTGCACCAGTAGCATTACCAACAGCACTTATTACTACTGCAACATATCTAGCAACAGTAAGTGCAACTATGGCAACAGTATCACAGTTTACTGTAGAAGATAGATTGAAAAAATTTATAAACCCTTAAATTAAATAAAAATGATTAATAAAAAAATAAAAGACATTGATGTTGAAGTAAAAACTAAAAAAATCAATGCTGCAATAAAAAAAGAAGGTGATAAACTTGATCTTACAGTTGATACTGAAAAGGTTGATGTAGAAATTCATGCAGATGGAGAAAACAAAAAATTTATACTAGACAGTAAAAAACTTGATGTCACTGTTACTAAAACAGAAGAAGGTACTACTGTAGTAGTAGATTCTCAAAATGCTTTGTTAAAAAAAGCAGGTGAATTGATATCTAAGATTCTAGTTAAAAAGTTTAAAAAAAAATAATTTAAAATAAATACTATGATACTTTCTGCTCAAGCTCCATCTTTTGGAGTATTTGAAACATTAACACAATATGGTGCACTTGGTGTAGTTGTAATTGGATTAGGAGCTGTCTTATGGTTTATGTTAAAAAGACAAATAGCTTCAGAAGATAAGTTAAAATCTAAAGTAGATGAGTTACAAAAAGAACTTACTACATATATTGGTTCAGATGCTTATAAAACTACTGAAGCATTAAATAATAATACAAAGGCATTAGAAAAATTACAAGACATTATAATTACTAAGCGATGAAAAACAAGCTTATATTACTAGGACTTATAATAATAATCATGGGTCTTATGATCACTCAAATATTTAAGAGTGGTACTGAACATGTTCATGTTGTTGATAAAGCAAAAACTCTTGAAGTTAATAATGAAAAATTAACTAAAGAGAATGGAGTATTAGAGTTAGATGTAAAACAGCTTGAGCAAACTGTATCTAGGACAGAAGAGCAACTTGCACAAACACCTGTTGCAGAAACTATTGAAATTATAAAAAAAGTAAAAGTTTATATTTATGATACTATCATTGTACATGATACTATTATTATTAAAGAACAGAAAAACTTTTGGGGTAAAACTAAATCAGATACATTATGAGAAAATTATTTAGAGAACTTATTTCAGATAATAATCAAGTAAATGAACAAGCATTTGCAGGAATAGTAGCATTTTTTGCTATGGTATTTATTTTAATAGTTGATGTAATTACAGGTATTTGGGGTAGAGAATTAGTAATTAAAGAATTTATCTTTGATGGCTTTATGATCATTACTCTTGGAGCATTTGGAATTACTACAGCAGGTAAAATTATGTCAAATAAAAAAAATAATCAAGATGAAAATAACTAAGACAGGAAAGGCTGGAATTGAAATGATTAAAACCTTTGAAGGATTTGTAGGAAAACCTTACAAATGTCCTGCAGGTATTCCTACAATAGGATACGGAGCTACATTTTATCCTAATGGTAAAAAAGTAACTATGGCAGATGCTGCTGTAACTGAAGAACAAGCAACTGAGTTATTGGCCAATATGCTTGTAAGTTTTGAAAAATATGTAGATAGCTACTGTGTAGATACAATTACACAGAATCAGTTTGATGCATTAGTATCATTTGCTTATAATCTAGGACCTTCAAACTTAAAAGTTTCTACTCTACTTAAGAAAGTAAATGCTAATCCAAATGATGAATTAATTAAATTAGAATTTATGAAGTGGGTTAAAGCAGGAGGTAAAACTTTAAAAGGTTTAGTAAGAAGAAGAGAAGCTGAAGCAAACTTATATTTTAAAAAATAAATAACATAAAAATGGCACTAAAAAAAGGAGATAACAATGATACTGTTAAGAAGATTCAAGCAGTATTAGGTGTAGAACAAACAGGAAACTTTGGTCCTAAAACAGAAGCAGCTGTTATTGAGTTTCAGAAAAAACATGGATTAACTTCAGATGGAGTTGTAGGTCCTGTTACATTAGCTAAACTAGGCATTACTGTAGATGTTAAACCAGCATTAGCAAGCAAGTATACTAAAGAACAAATTGAAACTGCTGTTAAAACAAAAGGTCATAAGTGGTTTGATGATAAAGATTTTGCATTAAATATTGTAGGAATAAGAAATTCTTCAACAGGTCAAAAAGTAAGTAATCTATTTGATGATAACATAACTCTTTCATATAAAGAAGAAGGTGTTTGGAAATGTCATGTATGGTCAGCTACTACAGATCCAGGAACAAAAGGAGTTATGCAATATGGAAACAAAGCTGGTGTTGCTAGACTAGTTGAAGGACAATATATTAACTCTCATATCATGAGACTTCATTCAGGTAAGTATGAAGCATTAGGTCAAAACAAACCAGTAAAGGTTTACCGTGATCCAAACAAGGATATGATATATGATGAGAAATCTATTCAAGAAGGATTGTTTGGTATTAACATTCATAAAGCTGGTGCAGATTCCACCTATGTAGAGAACTGGTCAGAAGGATGTCAAGTATTTAAGAAGTCTGCAGATTTTGAAACATTTATGACTATATGCCGTAAAGCAAAAGAACTACATGGTAATAATTTTACCTATACATTAATTGAATCAACAGATATTATATGAAATTTAGAAACAGCTGGAGATCAGCAACAAAACAATGGGATAAGTTAATGATTAGACTAAGAGTCTCTTCATTAGATATTCTAACAGTAGAGATAGATATCTCTAGAGACTTTTATTTATTAACAGTAATGAACTTTACATTTAAAAACAGGTAATCATGATAGATGACAAAAATCAGATCATTAGATCTTCAAGAAGTTATGCAGTAGGTGGTGCTTCAGATGATTCATGCATGGAAGAATATGTAGCAGCCGATGGTAAAAGAAGAAAAAGAAGAAGAAGTGGTTGTGGAAAAGTAACTAGATCTAGATCATCTTCTGGAAGTAACAATGGTGGTGGTGCATTAAGTGCACTGTTAGGTATTGGTGCTGGTGTTGCTGGAGGACTTGGTATTAAAAAAATGTTGAAAAAAGAAAAAATGGGTGGAACAACCAAAAAGAAAAAATAATTAAACCATAGAACACATAGAAATCCAGGTAAGTTAAGTTATCTGGATTTTTTTTGTTTAAATATTTTTTATTTAAACATTTTTAGTATATTTGTCTAAACCTATATAAATTAATGTCTTATGGAAAATGTAAACCAACAACCTGAACAAGAGTTAACTGCTGAACAACTTGCTGAGCAAAAAGAAAATATGCTTAGATTTTACACAGAATCTCTACCTTATTTAAATGCACAATTAGTGTATGAAGAACTTTTAGTAAAGATTGATGAAGCAAGATTTAAAAGATCTAGTATTCAATATCAATTTGCAATGATGATGAATCCTCCACAAGAAGAAGCAGTAGATTCAGATGATGATATAAATGCAACTCCTCCAGTAGAAAGAAAACTTAAAAGAAATTAATCATGGCCTTGGTAAATCAAGTACAGAAAAGAGTAAGAATGTCAAAGTGGAATGTTGTTAAATTCCAAATACTTACACATTGTTATATAAAAAGAATACTATTAAGTGATTCAGATCTTAATTGCTTGACCTTACTATGCTTTAATGAACCTATTGAATTAACTAGTTTTTGTTATGATGCATCTTCAGAAGAAGATCCTATTTTTAAATCTCCGCAAACAGTAAGAAACTGTATTAATAAAGCTGAGAAAAATAACTTAGTAATTAAAGATGCAACAAATAAAAAACTTATTAAAGTAAATCCTGAATTAAAAATACAAACTGAAGGAACTATATTATTAGATTTTAAATTTTTAGGAGATGAACCCAAAAAAAGTTAAAGTACTATATAATATAGTTTCTGAAGATTTAAATATTAAAACTGAATTAGTTGAGGATTTAATAGAATTTTATTATAAAGAAGTAAGAAGTCTACTTTCTAATTTAAAAAGCCCAAGAATTAATGTAGATGGTTTAGGACAATTTGTAGTAAAACCTGGTGTAGTTATAAAATCAATAGAACATATTGATAGAGTAATTAGTAATCATGATACATCCACATTTAAAGCATACCATAATTTAAAAGGTGTGGAACAAAAATTAGAACAACTAAATAAACTTAAAGTAAAACTTAAAGAAGACGCAGATAAGAAGTCACAATTTTTTAAAAATAAAAATAATGAAAAATCTACTAAAACTGATTTGGAAGAATAAATCTCAGATAATGGAAGGTATTAAAAATGCAGTAGTTAGAGATGAATTTGTTGAAGATGTTGCAAGATTAAGACATGAAGTATGTGATGGCTGTGAATTAAAAGGAAAAAAATGTGCAGTAAAAGGTACAGCTCCTTGCTGTAATGAGTGTGGTTGTTCACTAGCATTTAAGACTAGATCACTTTCATCTGAATGTCCACATCCTGATGGTCCTAAATGGAAAGCAATATTAACAGAAGAAGAAGAAGATAAACTAGATGAGTTATGAGTATAGTATTTAAATCAGAAGATCATTCTTATAAAAGTTTAAATGATGATAATATTACTTGGACAAGTGTAACAACTTTAGTATCAAATTTTAAAAAATCTTTTGACTCAAAAGCAGTTGCAGAAAAAGTCTCAAAAAATAAAAAATCTAAATGGTATGGTATAGAGCCAAAGGCTGTGCAAGCTATATGGAATGCAGAGTCTGATAGAGCAATGACTCTTGGTACATTTTATCATAACCAAAGAGAAGCTGACTTATGTTCTTTTGCTTCTATGGAAAGAGAAGGAATGGTTATACCGGTATTTCCACCATCTGGAGAAAACAATGGAATTAGAAATGCTCCTTCACAAAAGTTAGATCCAGGAGTATATCCAGAACATATGGTTTATCTTAAGTCTGCAGGTATATGTGGTCAATCAGATTTTGTTGAAGTAATAAATGATAAAATAAACATCATAGATTATAAGACTAATAAAGAGATTAAAACTGAGTCATATAAAAACTGGGAAGGCATATCAGATAAAATGAGCCCTCCTATATCTTCATTAGATGATTGTAACTTTAGTCACTATGCATTACAGTTAAGTATTTACATGTATATTATACTTAAACACAACCCTAAGTTAAAACCTGGGTATATGCATATACATCATATTTTATTTGAAGAAGATGGTAAAGATGAATATGGTTATCCTATTACAAGTTATAATAGTAATGGTGATCCAATAGTAAAAGAAGTAGTAGTATTAAAAGTGCCCTATCTATATGATGAGGTTATAGCAATTATTAACTATATTAAAGATAATCCAATTAAAAAGAAATAATATGTTTGTAAGACTATTTGATGTACAAAACGGTATTGTAGTACCTACAGAACATTGCTATACACTAAAGGCTTTAAAAGATATAATGGATAACTATCCTGATAACTATTTAAAGATATACTTGTATTTATTCTACATGACCTGTCCTAATCCAGATATGAATCCTTTCTTTTATACACCGGATATGGATAAAGAATATTTAATTATGAAAGAACTAGATGGAGACTTCTCATTAGAAGATGATGATATACACACTGCATTAGAATTTTGTAAAAGAATGTATGAGACACCAACATCTAGAGCATATAAAGGTATTGCATCTATGTTAGATAGATTAGGAAGATATATGGAGAATACTGCCATTACAGATGGTAGAGATGGTAACATTAATTCTATAGTAGCTGCCGCTAAAAACTTTGACCAGATTAGAGCCTCATTTAAAGGAGTGTATAAAGATCTACAAGAAGAACAACAAAGTAAAGTTAGAGGCGGTCAAGGTCTTGCATATGACAGTTAATTATGGATGATATTTATAAAGATATTCCTACATGGGATAATGGTACATGGACAACAACATCTTTTGATTCAAGAGATGACTGGAGAGACTTTTTATTTTCCATATTTAGAGAACCTGGTAAATATGAATTCAATGAGGTAACCAATGAAATATTTATTGCTGAGTCTAGAAAGTTTAGAGAAACTAAAGTATACTGCACTGCACCATTTAAATCTAAAGACTTTGTTAATTACTGGGATGATCAGAAGAATAAATGCAGGCTAGGAGTATTAATTAAATCAGATAATAAAACATGGTATCTTACTAGAGATTATTATATGTGGCTAAACTTCTTACCTATCTTTGATAAGGAACAACAAAAGTTTGACTTTGCTCAGATAAGAGATGCACAATATCATATGGCCTTATATGAAGTGCTTGCAGAGTTATTTTATTTACATGCTGCTATACTAAAGAAAAGACAGATTGCATCTAGTTATTTTCATGCAGGTAAATTAATTAATCAGTTATGGTTTGAGGCCGGAGTCACACTTAAAATGGGAGCCAGTCTTAAAGATTACATTAATGAGAAAGGTACATGGAAATTCTTAAATGAATATGCTGCATTCTTAAATGAACACACTGCTTGGTACAGACCTATGTCTCCAGATAAAGTAATGATGTGGCAACAAAAGATTGAAGTAAGAAAAGGAGATAGAAAAGCTGAAGTAGGACTAAAAGGAACACTGCAAGGAATGTCTTTTGATAAAGATCCAACAAATGGAGTAGGGGGACCAGTTAAATACTTCTTTCATGAGGAAGCAGGTATTGCTCCTAAGATGAATACAACATTTGGATATATTAAACCTGCACTAAAATCAGGTATGATTACTACAGGATTATTTATAGCAGCAGGATCAGTAGGTGATTTAGATCAATGTGAACCATTAAAGAAAATGATTCTAGATCCAGAAGCTAATGATATATTTTCTGTAGAGACAAATTTATTAGATGAGAATGGTACTTTAGGTAAGTCAGGTTTATTTATACCTGAGCAGTGGTCAATGCCACCTTACATAGATGACTATGGTAATTCACTTGTAGAAGAAGCATTACAAGCATTAGATGATTATTTTGAGAAGATAAAGAAATCTATGGATCCTGAAGATTATCAGTTGGAAATATCTCAGCACCCTAGAAATATAGCAGAAGCATTTAAACATAGAAAAGTATCTAAGTTTCCATCACATCTTGTTACTGCACAGATAAGAAGAATAGAAGATAAAGAATATGCATATGAGTACTTGGATATATCTAGAGATGATACAGGAAAAGTAAAAGTTAAGGATAGTAATAAGTTACCAATATCTGAATTTCCAATAAGTAAAAAAACTATAGATAAAACTGGTTGTTTAGTAGTATGGGAAAGACCTGTAAAAGATCCAGGATATGGTCAGTACTATGCATCTATTGACCCTGTAGCAGAAGGAAAGACAACTACTTCAGATTCATTATGTTCTATCTATGTTATGAAGGCTCCTGTAGAAGTAACTAAAGTTACTAATGGTGAAACAGAAACATATATAGAACAAGATAAAATAGTAGCTGCTTGGTGTGGAAGGTTTGATGATATCAAGCAAACACATGAAAGATTAGAAATGATTATAGAATGGTATAATGCTCAGACTGTAATTGAGAATAATATATCTTTATTCATTCTATACATGATATCTAGAAAAAGACAAAGATATCTAGTTCCTAAAAATCAGATAATGTTCTTAAAAGACTTAGGTGCAAATGCTAACGTCTTCCAGGAGTATGGTTGGAGAAATACAGGAGTACTGTTTAAGCATCATTTACTAAGTTATGTCATAGAATATTGTAAAGAAGAATTAGATACAGTAACTAAGCCAGATGGAAGTATTGTAAAAACTACATATGGTGTAGAAAGAATACCTGATATAATGTTACTTAAAGAAATGCACGCATATACAGATGGACTGAATGTGGATAGACTTGTTGCATTTTCTGCAATGGTTGCATTTATGAGAATACAACAAGCAAATGTAGGTTATACTAAAAGAGTTATAATGGATGATGCAAGCAAAAACTTGCAAAAGTCAGAAAATTTGTTTAAATTAAATAGCAGTCCTTTCCGTCATATAGGAAGGAGAGGAACTAAAAGTAATGGTCAATATATAAAAAGATCAGCATTTAAAAATATTAAATAGAAACTATGCAAGTATTTAATGCAATGCAGCTCAAAAAAGGAGCTAAGTCAGAACAAACCAGAATGGGTACTATTACCCAGCCTCTTCAATTTATACCTAAGAAAGATAAAGATGGAGAATGGTCAGCATGGAATCTTGACTGGTTAGAGTGGAATGGTATTAAACAGATCCGTAGAAATTCTAATAGATTAATGAAAAACTATAATCTTGCAAAAGGTATTATAGAAAGAGGTGATTATATAGTAGAAGCAGATAATGAATATAAAGATATAGTTGAAGTGCTTCAGAGAGAAGAAGCTTCAGCAATGGAACTTAAGTTTTATCCTATTATCCCTAATGTAATTAATGTACTTGTTTCAGAGTTTGCAAAGAGATCTACTAAACTTACATATAGAGCAGTAGATGAATTCTCATATAATGAGATGTTAGAAGAAAAAAGAAAGATGGTAGAGGAAACTCTTCTATCAGATGCACAGACTAAAATTCTTGCTGCATTAATGGAACAAGGATTAGATCCTTCTTCTGAAGAAGCACAAGCAGAATTATCTCCAGATAAATTAAAGACTCTTCCTGAAATAGAAAACTTCTTTAAAAAAGATTACAGATCTATGGTAGAAGAGTGGGCATCTCATCAACATAAAGTAGATATTGAAAGATTTAGAATAGATGAACTTGAGGAAAGAGCATTTAGAGATATGCTTATTACAGATAGAGAGTTCTGGCATTTCCACATGATGGAAGATGACTATGATGTAGAGTTGTGGAATCCTGCAGTAACATTCTATCATAAGTCTCCAGATGCTAGATATATATCTCAAGGTAACTGGGTAGGTAAAATAGATATGTTAACTGTATCAGATGTTATAGATAAGTATGGATACTTAATGACAGAAGAGCAATTAAAAGCATTAGAAGCTATATATCCAATTAGAGCCGTAGGTTATAACTTAGGAGGAGTACAAAATGATGGTTCTTTTTATGATGCAACTAAGTCTCACTCTTGGAATACTAATATGCCTTCTCTTGGAATGAGACAATATACTTCAGCTATTGGTAATTCTATGCATGGTGGAGGTGATGTAATTGCGCAAATATTTGCTCAAGGAGAAGACTATCATGATCAAGGTACTGCTTTTTTATTAAGAACTACAACAGTGTATTGGAAGTCTCAAAGAAAAGTAGGTCACTTAACTAAGGTAACAGAGAATGGTGAAGTAACAAATGAAATTATTACAGAAGATTACAAGGTTACTGATAAGCCAATATATGATGACAGACTATTTAAAAACAAAACAAAGGATACTGTAGTATTTGGAGAACATATAGACTGGATCTGGATTAATGAAGTATGGGGAGGAGTTAAGATAGGACCTAATATTCCTTCTTACTGGGGCATGAACAATCCAAGTGGTTTCTCACCAATGTATCTTGGTATACAAAAAAATACAATAGGACCTCTTAAATTCCAATTTAAAGGAGACCAAAGTTTATATGGATGTAAACTTCCTGTAGAAGGATCGGTATTTTCTGATAGAAATACTAAATCTACAGCTCTTATTGATTTAATGAAACCATACCAGATTGGATATAACATAGTAAACAACCAGATTGCTGACATATTAGTAGATGAGTTAGGAACTATTATCATGTTAGACCAGAACACTCTTCCTAAGCACTCTTTAGGAGAAGACTGGGGAAAAGGAAATTATGCTAAAGCATATGTAGCAATGAAGAACTTTCAGATGCTTCCTCTTGATACATCTATTGC